GATCTGAATACTCAACATCTAAAGTTGATATTTGCTCCTTACTAAGACCTGATATTTTCTTTTCTTCATTTATTTGATCCATTCTTATTCTGATCAACTCTTTTGCATTATCTTCTTTTGCTTGTAATATTTGAGATTCTGAGAGTTCGGTATTTGATAATAGTTCTTGTTGATATTTAGCTGCATTTTCAAGATCTATCTTATGGGTATCTTGCATCTTTTCAAGCGGAGTAAATTTATTACCTTTTGACTCTTCAACCCCAAGTTCTTTAAGCTTTTTTATTTTATCTTCAATGGCCTTTATCTCTTTATTTTTAGCATTAAGTTCAGCTAGTGTTGACTGTGGCTTTAATCTTGCTGTTGCTAATAGTACTTCCTGCTCCTCTATTAAATCTTTTTTATTTGTCTTTTTTTTATTAAATAATGATCCTACTAATTTTTCAGCATCTTTAGTTTTGGAATTATACTCTGACTGAGCCTTTATGATTTCTTTATATGAAGACACTACACTATTGCTCATCCTAACGGCAGTTGAGCCAGTTATTGTCGGTGTGGTATTGGTGTATTTATTGAATCGCTCAAATATTTTTTGTGTCACAATACTTATTTTCCCAGTAGACTCAAACTCTTCTCTAAAAGTCTTAAAGAATTGTTCCCCCATAGTATTACCATAGGTTCTAACTAACGTTTTTCTTATATCTTCGTAATTTTCAATTGTAGTCTTCTGAAGTTTAGATGCTTGCTCTGCATAAATGCCATCCAATGCCTGAGCCTTTGACTTTTCTATTATTGCAAGTCTTATTTCTTTGTACGATATTGATAAGTTATTAAGAGATGTGGTCTCATTATCAAGACCATTTAAATACTTCCCATAATTATCAATAATTTCTTTTTTTGTTTCTGAATATTCTCTAGTTCCTTTTGCTGTGTTTTGTAACTTGTTAAATATTGCATCAAGTTTACCAAGTTCAGATCCACTTGATTTTGCAATTTCCTCATTAAACTTTTTTATTTCAGAAGTACTTAATTTTATTGATGAATCAAATTTAAATAGATTTACAACAAATTCAGATACCTGTCTACCGTATAATGTTAAAAAAGTAAGTGCTATTATTATTCCAGTTTGCCAGTTTAATATTGATCCTGCAACTTGCCTCCATACTGGGACTGTTTTTTGTCCTTTTTCTGCTGCTATTTTATTAGCTTCACCGACTGCTTTTATTTCATCAATAAGCATAGGTAGGTTGTTCCCAATAGCACCAAAAAATACATTTAACCCATAAGCCATTGACGGAACTTCTCTGGCCAACTGTGTCACCTGCCATTGAAGCCCATTGAAAGAACGTTTTGTTTTACCCGACTGTAAATCTAAATCATTTAATTTACTAGCTAGTATTTTATTATTATCGATAAGCTCCATCGCTCTTGGAGATGCGTTTAGTTGAGCTTCAGACATCGCTTTAAGCTCAATTATATTTAGCATATACGTTGCATTTAATTTATTAAAAGACCCATCTAGTGATTTATTAGCGACTTCTTGTAGTTTTAATATTTGCGTCTCTTGTGCCGACAGTTTTACTTTTTGCTCCGTTGCTTTTACTTCTTTTGCGATACTATTTAACCAGTCGTCAGATGCTTTCTTTTTTGATTTTGCCGCATCATTTGTCGCTTTTACTTCTTTTAATAAGTCATTTAGGATCCTATCTGATGCTGCTTTTTTATCTTTTTCAAGTGCCAATAAGTCACGTTCTGTTTTTAATCTAGCTGAATTTGCTTTTTCCTGTTTTATTACAGCGTCGTTTAATTTAATCTCAATATCCGTTAATGCTTTTTGTTGGGCTGCTAAATTTTTCGCATTTTCTGCCTGTTCTTTAGTAACTTTTGTGAGTTCAGAAAGTCCTGTTATTTCAGGTACTTTTTCTGCAATACTAATATACCGGAGCAAGGCATCGCCAATAAGGTTTAATTTTTTAGCAAGTAGATCTAGGTCTACGTTTACTAAGTCTTTATCATTTATTACTCCTGACATATAATTTACATTTTATCTTTATTACTCTCTGCCTTTTTCTTTAAAATACTCATTATTCCGCACCATTCAGATAATAAAACCGTAGATGGGAAATACCCATGATGCTCTGTTGCAATGCCCCATAACGAATAGAAATCAGAATCGGCTGTCTTTTTATTTTTTGCAAGTTCATTCTCACGATAAATATTAAACTTTGCTTTTAATTGAGCAATAGCCGATCTTATTTGTTCTGGCGTACCTTCGATGCCTAATTTAGCTAAATGTTTTTTATACGTTTCAAAACCCCAATCCATTAAAGATTCACAAGCTTCAATGATTATCATTTCATTTGTTTGTTCTACGCTGTAAGATTGTTCTGAAATGAAGTTTTCATAGGACTGTTTGTCGGTTCTATTGTAATAAATCTCCTGAATCTCAATCCATCTGTCAGCAAGCTCAGTTTCTAGACTCTTGTACTTTTTGAACAGGTTTTCTTGTTGTTGGTGTTTTTCGTCCTGAATCAGCAATAATAGGTTCGATGTTTGCAGTATCAGAAAGAACGTCTGTGCTTTTATGCTGTTGAAATTTAATAAGTTCAACGACTTCTTTTCCTGAATTAATCCAACTTTCTTCAAAATCGTAAGCGTAACCGATTCCATGCTGATAGTATTTAATGATATTAACGTCTGACTCTTGTAGATTAGACCATGCGTTTGCTAGTTTGCGAACGTAGGCTAAATCTGTTTTCTTTTCGTTTGATATGCAGTTACATGCCATGATTGTAAATTTTAAATTCCTAAATGTGACCTGATTCGTCTTAATAAAACTGGCTTTAATATTTCTGTGGGGTAATCCGAATTTTTATTTAATCCAAACACCCTACTTGATCCGTCAGCTAATTTTTCAAGCTGTTTTTCTTTGCTGTTTTTTGACCCAATATCAAAACCTATAAGTGCTGGACTTATGTACATTGAATCTTGAAAATCACCATACAAATCAAAATTATATACTCCGTATGGAGCGTGATATTGCGATGTGTGATTAGCCTTAAATTTAGCATACTCTGGATCTTCGTAATAACCAAGATCACTCCCATCTACAGCTTCACCAAATAATAATTGCATCTTATTTTCACCAAGTAATGAATCCTTAGTCTCCATTACTGAATCATTAAGAATGTATTTTAGGTTAATGCCCTTCAACCTATTTGCAAAGTCACGTAAATCAGTCATATAAAAAAGGGCGGGTTACCCCACCCTTATTATTAAGCGGTTACATCAACTGTTAAAGCACCTGAGCTTACTATTGGGAAATAGATTAAGCTGATTAATGCAGGATCAACCAAATTCAATACGGTAGAATCGGAGAATCCAGTCCCAGTTATAGTATATCTTCCAGAAATAGTAGTCGATTCTACAACTGTCGAAATTGATCCGGCACCTGTAGCCACAAAATCAGCAGGAACAAGGGCTGGGATAGGCTTATTGCATCCAGTTGCACAAGTTGAATATACATCAATCACAATAGATATTGCTGATGCGGTTCCTACCTGAGCCAATGTAACTGGAGTTAACCCATCGATCTTAGTCCAAGACTTATCAAGAACAGCCTCGTAGCCATCTGCTGTCATTAAAGACTCGTCATGAAGATCAAAGTTAATAGTAACTAATGATACCTCAGAACCATCTGGATTAACAACGTCAAGACCTTTAACACCTACATAATCCATAGGAATACCTTTAATTTTACCTACTTCGAATCGATAACCCTCAATTACGTTATTACTATAAACGAATAGTACGCCACCGGAGAATCCACGAAGTTTAATAAGTTCTTTACCAAGGCATGAATTTGCAAGAACAGTAACAGAATACCGTCTTTTTTCTTGCATCGTGTCCATTCTTGATTTATCCCCAAAAGTTACCATTGTGGTATCTTCGTGATTTTTAGTAAGCCCATTGATCTGAACCGGGAAGGCTTTTAGCTGTTTAATAGCCTCCATTTGTTTGGCTTGTAGCGCAAAGTTAGTTTCACTTAATTCATACGAATCGGTAGTGAAAATAACAAGCTTTGGCAGGCCTTTTTTGGACTTTATACCGTAGTTTGTTCCGGTATGTCCATAATTATTAGCACATGCAGTTGTTGTCATATACAGTCATTTTCTAAAATTTGTAACTCTTTAAAATTAAGCTCGATACCATCTAAGAAGTCGTTAAATATTAGACCTTCATAACCTCTCATTTTTATACCTTCTTTACCCCAGAAATACTTATCTGTTTTTAAATATTCGTAATTCATTGATTTGTTCAATAAATGTTCACTTACGTTTATTTTTTGAATAAGTATTTTTGTAATAGGATTAAGGACTGGTTTAAATGAATGTTCTGTTCTTTCAATGCTATTCCACTCTTTTAATGATTCTGTTAGTACCAACACGGTAGGGTTAACAGAATAATCATAAACATCGCTTTTCTCGTGATTTTCAGGTAGGTCTAATAAAAGACAAATTAATGGATATTTCTTAAATCTAGTTTCTGACGATCCAGCTATACATTGAAGTTGGTTCGAAATATCTAGCGGATGTCCATAAAGATAGTAAGGATTTTCGAGTCCAATTGGATCGTATTCCTTTCTAACTTCATTAACTATATCCCCAAAAACATCTACAAAATATTCCCTATCTATGGTCACGATAATAAACTAAAAAGTGAAAGATTCTTAGCCATCTTGGTAAATTTCCAATCTGGATAATCGGAAGCGTTTGCAAGCAAAAAGTTATAAGCAGATGGGTTTGGCGAAGGATTATTGCATTCGTCAAGTTCTCCGTACATATCAATCATTTTATTCCATGCGTTTACACATTTAGCGTATGGACTTACAATTTTTGAATTTTCGACAATTGCAATAGTTTCGCCAACTCCTGAATTTTGACTAACATTATTTCTACGATGAAAGAAGTAAATATAATTGGCAACAAACGATCTTTTTTCAACGTTTTTAATGCCTATCCACTTGTCTGTGCATGTTTCTCCATCAATCGTATAATCGAATTCAGCACCGTTAATAAACCGATCCCACTTAGTAGGTAGTGGTGTTGAAACGGTAGCAACAGAAGCATCGTATGCGGCTTTCATTTCCTTCCAAAGCTTATAGCCAAGAAGTTTTTTTAAAACCTCATCCTCGTACAAAGCAATAGAATCATTGATAGCTCCATTTAATGCCGCAGTTGATTTTATCGGTATGCTAATTTCGTTAATGAAATATGTATAGTCAGTAATATTTGCCATTATTCAAGCTCTTTTAACTTCTTTTCGATAGCCTTCTGGACTGTTTTTCTTTCATCGGATTTGTATTGATCAAGTTCCTCGATTAAGGTACATTTTTCAATTAATTCGATGGTTTTTGCAGCAGTAAGTAAGCTTTCAGATTCAGGAGAACTCTCGTCCTCCTGATCTTTATCTTCTTCTAGCGAACATGTTACAACATGTCTAGATACTAAAGACCGATAAGCCTTTTGTATTTTTAGTAGTTGCCTTGTTTCGCCTTTAATGATTAACTTTGCCATTACTGAGGATTTTTAATTCCAAATTTACCAGTAAATGCAGTTACTCCTGTTCCTGTACTCACTAATTTTACACGGTAGTATCTTCCGTAAGCATCAGAATAAAAATAACTTTTAACAGCAACAGTTCCAGCGGTATTAATAGTATCAGCGGCGGCTTGTAAATCGTAAAAATTACTGCCGTCAAAAGAATATTGAGGCATTGCCGTTACTGTTGCCGTTCCAGATGTATTAACGGGTACAATAAGGATTGTAACAGCGTAATTTTTAGTAATAGCAGTAGCGGAAGGGATTACCAAGTATCCAGTGGCCGAGTTGGTAGTACTTACAGCGGTAAAAGATACATATCCATTAGCGGTCTGAGCTTTTACGGTGTTTACAGAACCTAATAGTAATGCAAATGCAAACAATACAATAATTAACTTTTTCATGTTAAATTGATTTTTTTTTGATTAAACTTTATTAATTGCTGCAATTGCTGTTGAGAATTTACCGAAAACAAACCAGTAAGGGTTATAAATTGGGAAAATAATTTCTTCTTCAATTACAACAACGATTTCATTTTTCAGTACGCTTGTTACATCTTCCACAAACTGGATATTGAGAGGAGTAAATTCTTTCAATTCAACACCATTACGGGTAAAATCACCAGAAAGGAACTTACCGTAAGGCATTGCTGTTGTTTGCACAATTGGCTTACCGTTAATACCAGTAATCTTACCAGTTGCATCTTTGGAAATGTTCAGGTAGTTGCCCAATGTGTCTTTCAACAAACCTATTTTTGTTGCCTGAGATGGATGGATGATATGGCCGGACAAAGAGTATTCGCCAGCTTCAAGCATTGCATCAACAACGGCAAGGGTATCGTACTCCTGAGCGTCTTCGATTTCGTGGTAGAATGGAGATGCGGAGGTTCCAGTCCATGCGCTTGTGTCCGCTTCTGCAATGTAAGCAACATCAATAACAGCCTGGTTTGTGTTAATCACCTCAACTGATGTGTGAGTAGCATTGTATCTTTCAGCAGTAGCGGAAGCAATAGTAAGACTATCGCCGTTTTTCAGCCCATGAACAGCGGCAAATGTTACCAATGACTGTGCGCCTGATTTGTAAGTTGCCACACTTGCAATTGATGCAGCAGCATAAGTATTTGGGGTTAAATTTAACGCCTGAGCATCAACAGTAAGCCCTTTAACATTATTCCCTGTTCCGTCTCCAAAAAGGAGTTGAACGTCCTCGACGAATAAGGTTGCGTCAGGAAGTTTAGCCAATACTTTATCGACAACCCACTGCAAGCCATTTGTTTTGATTTCACGTTTTGAAATTCGCATAGAATTTGCAATGCGCTTTAATCCCCATGTGTTTTCCTTCGATTTAAAAACGCTTTCAGGAGCTTGTCCGTTTTCTGCCAACATCACAGCACCTAATGTAAGGGCATCTGTAAAGTCGTAAACCTGACCTGCCACAATCTGAGCCTGATCGGTCATACCAACGTTAAGAATGTCCCTAACGTGTGTTTTACGAGTTGGAGCATCATCGCGAACAATCTGAGAAACCTCGCTGATCATTACAGTACCGGTATGGCTTGATGTATCAACGGTTGCTTTTGTTGCAACATCCTTCAACAATACTTTTTCTCCGGATTGATCAAGGAACATCTTATTTGATGCACCGTTAAATCCACGGCCTTCGAATGCTTTAAATTCAGCAGAACAAAGTCCGTTAGTGATAAGGGCTTTAATCTGATCTTCACGTGCTGATTTGCGACGAACGTCAGGGATTTTATTTTCTCCCATTTCCTTCATTGCAACGCCCTGTTTTCTTGCAATTTCTTTGATCTCATTCGCAAGGGTAGTAACATCTTTCACTTCAGTCTGAAGTTTTTCGATTGTTTCGGTGTACTTTTTAAGGGCATCAACTGGAAGACCTTTTATTTGTTCTGCAAAATCGTTTTTGATTTTACTTACTTCGAATTCGGTAAGAAACCCTTTGGTCTTTTCGTCCATCTTTTTCTCAAAATCTGCGATAAGTGTATCGGTTTGAGATTTCTGTAAGTCGGCAGTATATGCAGCTAATTGTTCTGTTGACAAACCTTTCATCTGTTCATCGTCCAATTTGCTAAAAACGCCGCTTTTAATCCAAATTTTTTCCATTTTAACGTGTTTTTAAAAGTTGTAAATAAAATTCCTTTTGTGTGCTTTGAGTGCCAGTTGGCGGCTCTATTGTTTTTTCAGTGGATTGCTCCGGCTGAAATTCTTTTGTTGTATCAATTTCAATCAATCCGGTAGCACCATTGCTTCCGAATATTACCAAGCTACTTTCAAATATATTCATGGCTTGTTTTACTACCCAGAAATATTGAATTTCATCATCAAAATCTTTAATATTTGCTATTCGTCCAATATATTCGTCGTAGTTTTTCTTGTCTTGAATATCTTCTTTTGCGGTACTATTAACGGCAAACGCAATATCAATATACCGCATTCTTACACTTCCCTCAATACTATCACCGCTTTCGAGCCATTCTTTTGCAACCTGATTAATTACCTTGTCTTTTTTTACCTTGTAAATTAACACTTCGGTATTGCCTTTGTATTTTTTACCGATCATCGAAAAAGGTATGGTTGCGGTAAGTATTTCTACATACTCTTTTTTAACAATGGTCTTATCAAGCTCTAATCTATGGTCGGCAACAAGATAATTTTTACCTTGTTGCTCTTTTTTTGTCTTATTCCAAAGTCCGTCAATATGTAAATCTTTATGACTATCGAGAATCCTCGTTGAGTTTACGGCTATGTAATAATAATCATCGCTGCTAAAATCAACTGCTTTTGTTTGGTCTGCTATTTTGCTCAAGTCAAGCGGCCTTGAAATAATACTCAACCGTTTATCGTCGTCTTTTTCACACGACTTGTAAACCTGAGCTTTTTTCATGGATATAATTTGAGACTTGTATTTTCTTAGCTCAGAAAACATTTGCTCTTTTGTCTCAAACGACTTATTTAACTCTTTACATTCAAACATGGCTATTATTTTAGGATTACTCCATTATTTTGCTTGATCAATTTTTCTTTCTCGGCCTTGATCTTTTTAATTTCTTCAGGTGTTAGCTTGGGTTCCATTGTTTTGATTATTTGCGTTAATTTTCTTATCCCATTCGTATTTGTAAACATCACCATCTTTTACCGGACTTAAATCCAATAATTCAAGATATTGATTGCGTGTTATAATATTATTATTATAGGCTTCATTTCCTGTTCTTCCATTCATGTTTAAAGCAACTGCTTTTTCTTTGAATGATTCAGCTAATGCCGGAATATGGTTCCAGATCGTATCAAGATAAAATCCATATTTCTCAAGATTGCATCGATAATTCCAATAGGTATCTTCTTCTTTTACTAATGGAATAGTAGTGTCCTGATAAAGTCGTCGAATGGATTGAATTTGGTTTTCGTATGTGTCACCCTTCATGTATGTTTTTAAGAGCGTTGGAGGGATTCCAAACTCATTACACACAATTATGGTGTTATTGCTAAATTCATCGTAAATGCCCATCTCTGACGAATTCAAGGCAGTTTTATAGTAATCTAAAGCAACCGGACTAAGCATGAACGGATTTTGCCCATTTAATAGTCCGTAGTCCTTTTTAAATTCTTCCCTTGTTTTCTTTTCTTCATCAGGAGTAAGTGCCATACTTGCGCCCATTCCGTCAGTTTTCTTAGGCGAAATAATACCAGCCATCCCCCTATTACGCAAAAGCGTATTCATTGCTTCAAAACAAAGCTGGATATTAGTAATAGGCATCTGTAAAACCTCAATCTTACTAATGCCCATAACGGTAGGCATGTAGCTAGATATATTTACCTCGTTAAAATGTAATATTTCTTCAGGATCGTATAGTTTAGCTGGCATTACATCAGTTCTTGAGTAAGTCTCAATAATGCCCTTTAATGTCGTTTGATCATATAATTTGCCAGTTGTCTTAACTGTCATAAACTGAGACGGTAGATTTATTAACGTCTCGATGTTCATCAAATTAATAACCGAATTAAATCCGATTGGCATATTGGCATAAACATAACGATTCCCGAATGTATCAAGATAAAACATTCCTTGTCTTGAAAATTCTCTGCCTGATTGTAGTGGGTTTGGACGGTCTACGAATAAACGCTTAGCTTGCTGAATAGCCTTGTCTTTATCTGTCCACGGAATAATTTCGTCTGTTTTAGTGTCTCTGGCAACTTTAACGCCATTTGATGCAGACGTAGCACGTAAATTAAGGGCAGCTTTTACGATTGGATTAAACCGCACAACGTTCTCAAAGTCTTGCGGATTTTGCAAGGTAGTCCATACGGCTTTACCGGCTAAGAATTGAAATCCTTGAAATGGATTGCTTGTACTTGTAATAAACGGATTTATTTTTGAAACCCGATTTAATGCAAAACTATCTAAACCCTTCTTAATCCAGTTCATTAAACAGATTTAATTGTTTGTACAAACTTAATAAATCATTTTGATACAATCATTAATAATATTAAATTATTTTAATATATGTAGTTATTAAATTGTTTTAATAATTGAGAGCTTTTAGTAAATTCAAATAAAAAAGCCGGAGGAATGCTGGCCCCCGGCTTTAAACTAACCTAAATAAACCTAAAACTAAACCCATGAAAAAACCAAATACGAAAGTGAATCCAAATATAGTTATTTATTTTGATTGATGTGATATAAACCCATGACTTTTATCAGGTATTTAGATTGTTTTCGGCATCATATAGGCTTCTTTCTTCCTTCGTATCGAAGTTCTTAAATTTAGTTCCCTCAGCCTGTAAATCACGTTCAAAATTAAAC